CAAGGTCGGCATCAGCTCTATATTGTTTTGTAAGTATTGATCCAATTAAGGTATACTTAACTACTTTTCCAAATTTTTCAAATGTCTTAATACTGTCTAGTATTTGTTTTCTTACAGATTCTTTTAGTTTAGGATTAGGCGTATCTGCGTTATCAAAGACAGGTCTAGCATACGTTTTTCTTGGTATGTCTATTATAGATTCTTTTATAAAGTCTTTAAATCTCATATTCTTTTTCTAGCCTCTAATTCTTTTTTCATCCATTGTTTTGCAATATAATTTTGTACAGGTTGTCTTAAAAATCCTCTTACTACTTTACCCACTCTATTCATTGTTAATGTAACTAATTCTAAATCTGATTTGTTATTATCAACAACTAAAAAGTTACTTAAACCAAATAGTCTTTGAAACTTACCAATGTTATCTTGTACACCTTTCCAACTTGACTTTGTAATATATTCAGGTATACTTCTTTCACGTCTAGCATTTCTTGCCAAGGCCACGTCTAAAGTTGTATTTACAAATACCATATAACAATCGTAACCCATTTGTTTTAGCATATTATGTTGTCTAGCAACCATATCATAATCTCTTCCTGTACTGTCAACAACTAAACCAAGTCTGCCTTCTACATATTTATCTAATTGTGAGATAGCAGTTCTTTTGGCTGCTTTTCTTACAATATCTCTAAAATATGTTTCTTCATCTGGCATACTTAAAGATAAATTTGCCTGTTTTAAATTTCTTTCAAAAGCAATATCTGAATTGACAACTTTTAATCCTGTGCCAGAAAATGTACTTTGTGTTACAAATGTTTTACCTGAACCAGGACCACCAGCAAGAAAAAATGCTTTAAATATTCCTGGGTCATAAACACCCTCTGCTAAATGTTGTATAAAACTATTTACTGCCATCTTCTATTCTCTTAATAATTTCTTTTGCAATACTTTCAGGTGTACCGCCTTCTGCCTTTACTTCTATAAAACCAGGTTTACCTCTAAAATATTCTACTACAGGACCTGTTTCTTTTTTGTATAATTCTATTCTATCGTTTATAATTTCTTCCGTATCATCTGCACGGCCTCTTGCAAGTAATCTTCTCATTACTTCTTCTTTACTGACATCTAAAAATACAGCATAGTCATAACCTATTTCTGCTTTTTGCATATCTTCAACTTGTTGCATATATCTTGGCCATCCATCAAGTACATAACCTTTAGGATTTTCTTCAACTTTTTTACTAATTAAATCTAATACTATTTGATTTGGTACAAACTGACCTTTTGAAATAATATCTTTTACTTGTTGTCCTATTTCACTATTTTTTTCTACTTCTTTTCTTAACATACCACCTGGATAGATATGTGTAATATCAAAATGTTTTATTAGATATTCTGTATATGTTGATTTACCTGAGCCAGGACCACCTAACATTATAATTCTCATTCGGCCTAGTTGTTCAAATATAAAATCTCTAAAACTTTTCATTATCCTTTAATCCAATTTTTTGCTAAAGTAAAGTTTGCGGTACTAAACTCTAGTCTATCTACTAATTTTACTGCGTTGCCCATTCTATCTACAGCAACATAACCTTCAGGATTTGTTACTTGAAATCCATTATCTTTTTGTAAAAAGGTTCCTATTGATTTAATTTGATTCATTTTACTTACAAGATAATTCTTAACTCTTTGTAAAGTTACATAACTTGCAATTGCAAAATAAATTTCATCTTCATATCTGTCAATAAATTTTAAACCATCATTTTTTATTGTTTCATATTTTCTTTTTGCAGCTTCTGTTTTCTTGCTTGACATTTCATCATCTAAAACTGAAGCATAGTATTTTCTAAAATCTGATTGTAAACCTTTTACGTTACCTATAGTTTGACCTTCTCTTATTTTTGTATTGAAGAAAATCTTTAGTCTTGCACCAACTGATAACATATTAGTTTGTCTTTTTAATAAATCTAAAATTCTTTTACCTTTTGATATTGATCCCATTGCCATTCTTAAAAGACTATCATACTGTTCACTTTCAGCAGTTGTAAATGTAGCAACACCAGATGAGTCTTTGTAACTTGCGTCATCAAAGAATACTGCTGGCGTCTTTGTAAAGCGATTTACATTGACGCCAAAACTTGCCTTTAAGTCAGACATCTTTCGGCCATTGTAAGTAGTGTGAAAGATAATGCCTAACTTAGCTCTTTTAATTCTTCTAGCAAGATCAGTATTTTCTGGAACAGCGTATGTTATAGTGTTTGGTGTAAATGCGATAGCATCTTCACCTCGTATAGATACCGACTTAATATCTCCTGGTGTAAATAACAAGTCACCTTGTACAACACCTCGTATACCAAGTTTAGGTAATTCTTTTAAACAGATTGATAATTTATCTACTAAACCACCAGAGTGATTTCTTCTTATATCTGCTTGTGTGTAATTGATTTTAGGAGTAACGTTGAATACAGATTTTGATCCAACAAAGAATTTGCCATTTTCAGGATTGATACCACAGAATACTGCTGGTGCACCATCCCATTTAACGGATACGTTTAATTTTCTACGAGATGAACCAGTCAGCATATTTCTTAATGATTTAAGAAATTCTACTGCGTTAAGGCCACCTTGGTAACCGTTATTAATAATTTCGTCTTCTAAATGTTCTAAATGAGTATTTTTCGCCTCATTAAGATATTGTTTAAAACTATACATTTGTCTCCCACTATATCCATTATATCAAAAAATTACGCTTTTGTCAAGCGAAAAATCACTTTATTCCATTAATAAATCACTACTTACTAGACTATTTATACTATTTAGCTATTACAAACTTACCAGAAAGAGGAGTCCTTGATGTAATATATTCAAACATTAATCTTAACACTTGATCAGCTTGACCTTGTTTGTTGTCTTTAAAAAACTTTTTAAGTATAGGCATTACTTCATTTATGATATAAATGGCACTTATAGCACCTCTTTCAAAATCAAATCGTTTTTTATCTTTTCTTAAATATTGTATTTTTTCTATTGCTTGATTATATTTTTTTTCACCGTTTTCATATTTAACTAAAACTTGTCTTGCTACATCTGGATTTACAAATCTTATTATATCACACAATACTTTAATAGACCCTATTGAACCACCTCTTGCCTCTGCCTTTGAAAAAATAGCCTCAGCAACAAATCTTTTTGCTGATGGATCGTGTCTTAGTTTTATATCACCACCAGTATCCAAAAGTATTCTCATATCTCTAGTTTCACCTTTATTAGGATACTTGACTACTTTATATGGTCTCCAATCAGTAACATTTTTAATTTTTATTTTTTTTATTAAATCTATTTCAGTTTTTCTGTCAAAGTTTACTCGTTGTAAAATAGCTTCTTTTGTAGTTTTTTTGAGTGATAATGGTAATAGATCACCACTATCAATTAAGTCCGATGTTAATATATTTAAGTTTTGAAATGTATAAACCTTTTCTTTAGCTGTTCTCACTTCATTAATAATTTTCTTTTTGGCTATGTTACTAGCCAGATATATGTCTGCAGGATTCCATTTATTTACGTTACCAAACTTTGTTTGAGATTTATATCCAGACTTGTTTGCTATTTTAAATAACTTTTCAATATTACTCATAACATCACTATCACCTCTAAAATAAAATAGTTTTTGAAATCCTTTTTGAGCGATTTTTAAATCTGGATCAATTGAGCTAATATCGTTGACTAATTTTTTTGCAATCTGCATTGAAGATATAAACCATTTTTCATCTTTTTTTAAGAAAGTTTCTATATCTAATAATTGAACGCCTGGTGTGTCAATTCTTTTATGAGCTTCTTTTATTGTCTTTTCTTTTACTTTATTTCTAAATTCAGTATAGTTTGGAGAAACATTTGTATCAAATATGATATTAGTTTCTTTAACGCCTATATAATCAGCTATTGCACAAAACAATGCTTGTGATGATTCTGCTAGTGATGTTAAGTCTGCCATACATATATTTATGTATGTCTATCGGCCAGTTCTTTGTGTACTTGTTCTAGGATTGTAGTTAGATTTACCTTTATCTAACAGTTTTTCTTTTTCACCTCTACAATCAAAGAAAGGTGGGAAACCAAACACACCAAATGTCTTGTGTTGATTTTGAAATTTTACAACTTTTTTTACATCTTCTTCAAAAAATGATTCTTTTAATACTAACTTACTTGGCATTTCTACTGCTCGCCAAAGTATTTCATTATTAATTTTTACCATTTCTGTTTTGTAATAAATTGATGGTTTTCTTTTTCTTGCCTGATTATGATTGTATTTTTTTTTCATATTTTAAAATCTGAAAACTTATCATAAGCTTCAGCAGGTTGTGGGCCTGAAGGTTTTTCAAGTTTTTCTTTTGTTTCTTGGTTACTATCTACAATCTGTTGAGCAGATTGTTCTACATCATACAATCTCATCTTACTTCTATCTACACCAATTATAAATGCACGATTGACAGCAGGATCATTATAACGATTCTTTAGTTGTTTAACTTTAATTTGATTTAGTTCTTCAAGTTCTTCATTAGATATTAAAGCAAACATAAAGTCAGCAGTTGCAGGTAGACCAAAAGACTCAGATGTATCTTCTAAACCTACATCACTTGACATATATCCAGTTCTTGTTGTTTGTGTAGCAGACACGATTGGTACATCATAAGTTACAGCAAGACCTCTTAGTTCTTCAGCAATTGCCTTAATATAAAAGTATGATGATATATTACCACCTTTAAAACGACTACTTGAACAAATATTTAAATAGTCTATGAATACTATATCTGGTTTAAAAGATTTCTTTAATGCAAGTTCATCAATTAATGATTTGAAATGCCCAGCGTGAGCTGACGCTGTTGGATATTCTTTTATAATTAATTGACCATTTACTTTGTTTTGTAATTTAGAAATCTTATTATCGTAAACGTCTTTTGGCATTTCATAGAGATCATCTATTGTTACATCTAATAAGTTTGCGTCAATTCTTTCAGCAATTCTTTCTTCAGCCATCTCTAAAGTAATATACAATACATTTTTACCTTGACTTATAACAGATGAAGCCATATGACACATAAACAAAGATTTACCAACACCTGTACCTGCAAGCGCCACATTTAAAGTCTTAGGTGGTAGACCACCTTTTGTAATACGATTGAAATAATTTAAATCAAATTTTAAACGTTCTTCAGTTCTATGATAATATTCAAATCGGTCTTCGGTTTGATTTAAGTAATCGTGTCCTATATGTCTATCAAATGAAACGCCAAGCGCTTCTGATAATATACTTGGTATTGCTTCTGGTGTATGTTGTTTATCTTTACCATCAATAATTTTAATACCTTTAAGTACAGCATTATAGACAGCACGATCTTTACAAAACTTTTCAGTTGTATCTAACAACCATTGTTGTTCAACTTCTTCATAAGTTAAACTGTTTAATAATAATTTTGTATTTTTATATTCATCTTCGGTAAGTGTCTTGTTGTTTGACAACTCTATTGAGATGGCTTCTTTTGTAGGGAGATTATTATATTTAACAACAAAGTTATTAATAATATTAAATAAGGTTATCTCATCTCTATTTCTAAAAAAATCTTCTTTTAAAAAAGGAATAACTTTACGAGTAAAGTCTTCGTTATGTATTAGATTGGATAAAAGTGTTTTTTCAAATTGATCAGACATAGTGTAGATAACTTCCTATAATATACTTTGGTTGATTGATTGGTTTTTTTCCTGCGTGTCTAAATGGCCATAATGGAGGAAACATTAATACTTTACCTGTTTCTGGTTTTATACTAATATCAAAATCAGGAAATATTGTTTCGCCGCCAATGTTATCATTTAAATACATAAAAAAAACTAAAAATCTTCTAGCACTATTATAGTTGGTCACATCTACGTGTGTTTTAAATTCATCTTCACCGTTAGGTTCATACTTTTTAAATCTTACTTGTTCAAAGCCAAATCTTTCTGGCCATTGTTTTGTATCATCTATCTTAACATCTTTTATATAATTGTCAATAAGCTGTCTAAACTTTGGAAAAATAATATCTGTATATGGCTTCCAGTCATCAAACATACTTGTGTTGATTTCTGTAAATGACATATGATTCTCTAGTGTAGTTTTAACTTGTTGGTGTGTACTATCTTCAAACTTATCAATTAAGTGTTGACATTGTTGTTGAGTAAACACATTGTCATATGTTCTAATATAGTTATTTTTCAAATTTAATTGTTCCATTTTCTAACTGCTTTTCAACCACTTCAATTAATATATCTCCTATGTAATGTTTAAAATCTTCACTAGTTGTGTCAACATTATTAGGATTCTTTTTAACATCATAATCAAACTTTAAAGGCAGTTCGCCTCGTTCATTTTCCTCAGAAGCAAACTTTACGTGGCCATATGTGTATATGACATCTTTATACTCACCTTCTACAATCTTTATGCAACTGTAATCATCAACATCACGTTGAGCAAATACATATCTATTCTGCGCCATAGAGGAATTCTTTTTTGGCTGCTTCGTCAATTTGAGCGAGAATATCTTTAGTAAAGAATTTATCAGGTTCACTATTGATAGTTTTAGCATACTGTTTACTTCCGTCAGGTAGTTCTATTCTTGTAGATACAGACTTAAATATATTATGTTTAATTGCCAAGTCAAGTAGTCCATAATACTTATCAAGGCCGTCTTTATATGTTAATCTTACATCAATCAAAGCATTTTCTTTTGTTAACCTTGATTTATAGTTTTTGCAATGTATAATATTACCAATGACTTCTTTACCATCTTTTTCTTTTCGTTTAGAAAGATATACAATGTTACTTGCAGCGTATTTTAATCCAGAACCGCCACCCATTTCTTTTTGTGGAAACATTGAACCAATAACATCATAAGTATGATTAGTCATAATCATTGGCACTTTTGCCTTACCAAGTTTGAGTGTTAATACTCTAAATGCAGCCTTAACAATTTGA